ATCAGTCGTCGTCGTCGTCGTCGTCGTTGTCGTCGGTGTGTCGTGCTGGACGTCGCGGCTGCGCCCGCCCATCACGCGTCGCCGCCTCGAGCTTACGCATGAGTGCGAGGTGCTGCTCAGTGATCGTGACCGCGAGCGCGTTGATGGCCTCCGTGCCGGCGACGTACGACCGCAGGTTGTCACGCTCTGACGTCATCGCCACCAGCGCGCTGCTGCAGCGCTCCATGTCGTCCTCGAGGAGCTCCACGCGCTCGGTGAGCGCGGCGTTCGAGTCCTTGAGCGTGTCGATCGTCGCCCGTGAGTACGACGCCCGGTAGTACGACACGGCAACGGCTACGGCACCGATGAGCGCCAGCGCGACACCCACGATCCCGCCGATGCCGTTGAGGCTGATGGCGGTGGTCGCCGCCGTCGGGTGGACGATCACCACGGGGTCGCCCTCCTCACGCGCGGCTGGTCAAGATTCTATCCGGCACGTGACTACGAGGCGGCTGACTCGACGCCCCACGCGGATACCCCTCGCGCGCTGATGTTGCCCGTGCCTGCGGTGCGTCGAATCTGCAGGTTGAGGCTGATGCCGGCCAGGTACGATCCTGCCAATGGCGACGCGGGGATCGTGTGGTAGCTAAAGTCGGCCGATGGGATGGTGATCGTCGGGCCGACCTGCGCGCCGTTCTGGTCGATGAGTCGCGCCTCTCCAGTCGTGCCCGCCGTGTCCGAGCGACACAGGATCTGCGCGGTGATCTTCGGGTGCTGCTTGTAACCGATGAGCGTCGAGACCGTGGAGAACGTCGCCGACTGCGTGGTCTGTGTCGGGGCCGAGTTGTCGGCGAACGCGCCGAACGGGATGTACGGTCGCGCCGTGCCCTGGCCGCTCGTCGTGTCGTCGGTGACGATGTAGTTACCCGCGCGGTCATAGATCCCCACGAACCCGGCGAAGACGTCGAACGCGAGTGAGCCGTCGTTGCGGTATAGCGCGACGCCGGTACCGTTGGCGAACGCGCCGAGCTTGCCGATCATGTTCCCGTTTGCGTCGAGGATCGTCAGGCCGTCGCCCTTGATCGTCGCCGAGTTGAGCGCAGGCTGTCGCTCGAGGTTCTCGACACGCTGCTGTAGGTCCTTGACGATCCGCTCGAGGTTCGGCGGGAAGTTGGTCACCGGCATATCAGGTCACTGCCTGGCTGAGCGTGAGCACGATATTCTCCTCTTGTCCGGCCTGTGATGGGTTGATCGTGATGGACGACACGCGCATATACGTGTCGATCCCGTTCGCAAAGTACTCGTCAGGCTCGATCACGACACGGCACGCGTCGCCTACGTTGAATGACCCAGCCGGGACGGACGGGTCGTCTGGATTGAGCTGGATCGTCGGAGTGACGACGCCGTTGCTGACGGCGAGGCCGTACGCGGCGACCACGCTGTCGAGTGTTGGCTGGTCGAAGATGTCCTTGTACTGGATGACATCAGACGTGATCGGGTAGCCGGCGTTCACCATGGACTGATTCGTGTACTGGCTCTGAAGCGCACCCTGCCCGATGCCGCCGCCGACACCGTACACACGGTTGGGTGACTGTGAGCCGAACCGCGGCCACTTGTAGTTCTGGACGTTGCCCGGCTTCCGGAACACGAGTCCTGACGTGCTCGTCGGCGCACCGACGTACGGGCCGCCCAGCACGAGCTTCGCCTGTGGCACCATCCCGCTCGCGTACTGCGTCGAGATGTAGTAGTCGAACCCGGGTGACAGCTTGGAGAGCTGTTGGATCGCCGAACCGTACTTGGTCATCGTACTTGGGTCGTAGCTCTCCGTGTCGAGCGTTCCGCTCAGCACCGAGCCCGTCGCCGGGATGACGACCCCGACGTTAGAGCCGTCCACCCCACCCTGCGCGTGGTTCCACAGGTCGATGGCGATGGAGCATAGATCCACGCTCGTGTACTTGAGCGCCTGGTCGATCACGACGTGGTCCGCGTACGAGTCCCATGTGCTCCCTGTGAGCTGGTACGTGCGGGTACTGGAGTCGTAGTTGTCGTCCCAGACGATGCCGCCGCTGACGATGTAGCCGTTCCGGTCAACCCAGTACGCGGTGCGTCCCGGGATGATCAGCGACGACAGGTTCGCGGCGGCCCGGAACCGCTCGTCGGCGAGGTTGAGGTCCGCGGAGAACGACCCCGTCGCGGACAGCGCCACCGTTGCCGCCACGTTCACGAGTGGCAGCGTGCCGAGGTAGTTCCCGGTCATCACGTCGGTGAAGAAGTACTTATACGTGGCCACGCATCACCACCACGTGTCGGACCAGTTGACGACGAGCGTCGCGGCGGACGAGTAGCTAGATGCGCTGAACTGCACTGACGACTGCCCAGGCGGAAGATACGGGAACGTCGACCCGGGCAGCACCGTGTTGCCGCGGCTGGCCTGGCCGTTCAGGATGACGCTCGAGAGGTCGGCGTTGACCGTGAGGGAGTCACTCGACCCGAGCGTGATGTTGAGCGCGAGCGTGGCGCCCGTGCTCACCTGGATGATCGACGGGTTGACGCACGGCCCGTTGACGGTGTACACGGGCTCGGACGGGAAGTTGCCGAGGTTGCCCAGCGCCGCGGATCCGGAGTTGCCCGTGCCGCCGAACGTGACGCTGAACGGTCCCACCGGGAACGTGAGGCCCGACGCCGCGACCGGCAGGGTGATCGTCGCCGTCTTGCCCACGCCGTACTTGCGCGGGTCGCGCGCCGTGAGTGGGATCGAGAACTGGAAGACGTTCCCGTCCACCGGCGTCACCGTGGGCTTGTCGGACGGGCGCACGGCGGCGGTCTTGAGCGCGTCGGGCTCGTTGATCGCAAGGATGGTGTCGACGTTCATCACGCCCAGCGCCGACAGCGACGCCACGACGCCGAGGAGGACGTTCCGTGCCTGCCACGCGAGGATCGGTGACGGCGCGGTGACCATACCCGCGAAGACGATGCTACGTGGCTCGAGCCAGCTGGTCCCTACCCAGGCGCCGTGCTGTGCGCCGCGCTGCTGCTGCGCGACCGAGATCGTGGTCCCGTCCATCCAGCCAACCGGGTCGTTGAAGAACCACTTGATGCCCAGCTGATCGATGGCGTTGAAGACCAGTCCGCCGAGCTGTGCCCAGTAGTTCACGGGCGACAGACCGGCGATGGGGACGCCCATCCCAGCGGGCGCGTTCACGAGCGCCGCGCCCGGCGTGGGTGGCACCGAAGGTGTCGGGTACGTCATCCTAAGTCACCGTCCTATCCCTGGTGACACGTTGGACGTGGGCGTGGCGGTAGGCGTGGACGACGGCACCGGCGCGCCGTACCGCACGCTCCTCGCGAACTCCGCGGACGCCCGCTGTGCGAACGACGCCTCCGACATCCCCTGGGACGGGTAGATGTAGTTCGCGACGGTGATCGTGGTACCACCACCACCAGAGCCCATAGCACCCGAGACGCCGCCTGGGGAGCCCGCGGGGACGGCTCCCGCCGCGCTGTTCACGTAGCTGACGTACCCCGGGAGGTCGCCGCCGCCCATCGCGTACGAGTGGGCGACACCGCCGGCGGCGAACACCTTGAGCCCGGCGGTGGTGAGCTCGTCCGGCGTGAGGTACGCGCCACCGAACATCTTGGCGATCGACGCGAGGATGAGCGTGCTGCGCTGACGCTTCGCCGGCGACAGCGGGATGTAGCCCTCGCCGCCCGTCTCGGGCTCGGCCCAGAGACGGAAGTCGCCGCCAGGCGCGACCTGCGCCACGTGGTTCTCGGCACCGGTCGCGAAACTGTGGAACACGCCGCCGTCCGCGTTGAGTCGGATGTTGGTCCCCTGGATCTGGAACATGTTCACACCGACGCTGATGATCTTCTTCGTCGGCAGTGCGCCGATGTCGTTGAGGAGCGTCTCCATGCCGAGCGACGTCTGGGCCAGGTTTGGCGTGTCGAGCAGGATCTGCTTGCTACTCGGCGTGAGGTCGATGGTCTGCCGTAGCGCGTCCATCTGGGTGTTGCTCAGGCCGAGCTGCGACTGCAGCGACGCGAGCGCGTTGTTCGCGAGGTTCTGGTAGGCGGCCGTCGCGTCGGCGGTCGCGTGCGTGCTGTCCTCCGTCTTGATCTTCTGGTCATACACCGCGGTGGCGGCGTTCTCGAGCTGCTGCTTGAGCGTCCCCATCCCGTTCTGCAGGATGTTGGCCGCGCCGGCTGCCGTACTGATCTTCCCGGACGCGTCGAAGAGCTGCGAGCCCAGGTCCTTCGATGGGTCGATAGCGTTCTTCAGGTTGCCCGCGAGGTCGGCGACCTGCTGGTTGGCGTTCGACATCGCAACGTCAACGTCTGGGGTCTTGCCGGCGAGCGCGTCCAACGACGCCTTGAAGAGGTCCGTCTTGTCCGCAGCTGTCTTCGTTGACGTCTGGTACTTCAGGAGCTCCGCGACGAAGTTGCCCACGGCACCTGACGTGTTCTTGAGCGCGTACTCGCCCTCGCCGACGAGCTGCTGGAACCTGCCCTGGGACACCGCGCCGGTGGCGATCTGGTTCGCGGTGACGGACATCAGCGCGCCGTACTTCTGGAGGTCGTCGCTGGAGAGGTGCAGCGTGGTACTCGTGGCGGCCATGACGCTGTCGTAGGTCTGCTGCTGGTGCGCGAGCTTCACGAGCTCGTCGTGGTAGAGGCCCGCGTTGGTCTTCGCGTTGACGAGCGCGGCGACGGCGGCGTTCACGTCGCCGTTCGAGCTCTTCAGCGCGGCCTGGAACGCGTTGAGCGCGAACTTGGTGCCGGCTATCGTGATGGTGCTCTTGCTGTGCATGTTGTTGAGATCGTCGAGCGGCTTCACCTGCTTGTTCAGCGAGTCCGTCGTGTCCTTGATCGCCTTGTCGTAGTCCTGGAACGCTACCGTGCTGAGCGAGTCGTTGACCTTCTTCATCGACGCCTTGATGGTGTCGCCCATGTTCTTAGCCTCGAGGGTGGCCATACCCATGGCCTGCTTCGCGGCAGCGCTGTTGAACGTGAAGTGTACGTCGACCTCGTGTGGTATCCCGAGGAGTGAGCCGAGCGCGTTGCCCAGGCCCTCCACAATGTGGAGCGGGAGCGAGAGCAACCCCTTGCCGATGCTCTCTATCCCCTTCAGCAACTTGCCCGGGTTGAGCGTGAACAACCCGACGAACACGTCCACGACACCCTTGACGATGTTGCCGATGTCGTGGAACACCTTGCCGATCATGTCGCCTAGGTCGTGGAGCATGTTCACGAAGTTCTTGCCGTGGGTCATGACCGTGATGATCCCGATCACCAACAGCGCGATGACGGTGATGACGGCGCCGATCGGGTTCGCGACGAGCGCGGCGTTGATGAGCCACTGCACGCCGACCCAGGCGCGGGTCACCATAGTCACCAGCGGGATCATCGTGAGCAGCGACCCAGCCGCGGCGAAGAACGCGCCGATGCCACCCGCCGTCAGCGCCGCGTCGAGGAGCAACTGGGCACCGGTCCACAGTCCGGTGGCGATCGCTACCGTCTTCGTGACGACCGCCTGCAGCCCCTCCGCGACCGTGAGCGCGATGGTCGACTTGGTCACCATACCCAGGTACTCAACGAGCGTCCCGTCGCTGAGCGCCATCATCAAGATTCGCAGCGTCGTGATCTTCGTCGCGAACCCGACCGTGGCGGTCCCAGCGAGGGCTACCGCCGCCGCGTACAGACGCATCCCGACACCGATCGTGAGCAGTACCGCGGCGAGCTGGCCGAAGTCGACCACGACGGTAGTGATGCCCTTCGCGTGGTCCGCGAGCCACTTCGTCGCGTCCTTGATCGCGGGACCAACGTACGCGGTGAAGACGTGTTCGATCTCACGGAGGGCGTGGTCCGCGAAGTTCAGCACCTGCTTCGCGCCGTTCTTGAGGGCGTTCCACAACGGCTCGAGCGCGTGTGTGAGGTTCTCGGCGGCCGGGATCAAGTCTGCCTTCACGAACGTGACCATGAACTCGAACGACGTGTGCAGCAGGTTGACGATGCCGGCGAGTGGCCCAAACTTCGTCTGCAGGTTGGCGAAGATCGACCCGCCCGACCCCAGGTTCTGGAACCACCGTGCGGTGGCGCCCGCGGCGCCAGAGATCGCGGGGAGGATCTTCTCGCCGATGCTGATGGCGCTGGTCTTGATCGTCTCACCGAGCTGTGCGAAGATCACGTTGGTGCTCTTCTGCACAGCGCCCCAGGTGGCGATGTTGTCGCCACCCTTCTTGGCGGCGACCGCGATCTTGTTCGTCCGGTCGATGAACCCGGCCATGTTTGGCCCGGACAACTGCAGGATCGTGTTGAGGCCTACGGTGCCACCGGTGGTCGACTTCAGCGCGGCGACGAACGTCTGTGCGGCTGGGTTGCCCGCCTTCAGCAGGTCGTTGAACCCGGACACCTTGCCGGCCAGCGTGAGGAACTGCTGGCCCTGCGCAGATCCCTCGGCGCCCATCCCGCGGAACTGCTTGCGGTAGTCGGTCAGGCTGAGCGTCCCGGCGAGGAACTTGCTCGAGATGTCCGCCAACGACGGTGACATCTGGTGGAGCATGGTCGTCAAGTCGGCGGACGCGGACTGCGACTGCTTGAACGCGCTGACCGCGACGAGTCCTGCGGGGCCCATGTGCTTCTGGATAGCATCCACTACCGCGTTGATCGAGCCGATGAGGCCGACCGACGGGTTGGAGAGTCCCTGCTCGAAGTTCGTGACGTTGATGCCGAGCTGTTGCAGCGCGTTGATCGCGACGTTACTCGGTGCCTGGAAGTTCTTGATGAGGTTGGAGAGCTCCTGCGTCGCCTCGTTGGCTGACGTGCCGTGCTGCGTCAGCGTGGCGATGGCGCCGCCCACCTCGGCGAACGACACGTGCGCCGCGGAGGCGATGGGGATGACGGTGGACAGTGCGCTGGAGAAGTTCTCCATCGACGTCTTGGACTCACCGGCGGCCGCGATGATCTGGTTCATCGCCTCCGCGGCCTGCGACGCGGGGATGTGGTACGAGGCCATGACGGACGTGAGGCCGGTGATGACGGTGCCGAGGTCCGCGCCCTCGGCGCGGGCGCCCTCGGCGGCGATCTGCAGCACGTGCGTCGCATCCGCCCCGCGGTAGTTCGCCTTCTCCAGGTTGTAGAGCCCGGTCGTGAGCTGGTCCGTGGACGTGCCGGTGACCCTGGCGATCTGGAGTGTGGCGTCGCCCATGCCCTTGATCGCGGACTGGGACTCACCGGCGGCGGACACCAGCAGCTGCATGTGCGACTGGAAGGTGCTCGCCATCTTGGTGAACTCGACACCGGCGATCACCGCGGCGGCGGGGATGGCGACGCCGAGTGACACGCCGATGACGGACGCGGCCTTTCCGATCTCCTTCTTGACGTCGCTGAGGCCGCTCTTCTCGGCGAACCCAGTGAGCCGGGTCTTGAGCCCGGTCTCCATGTCCTTCGCCGCCGTGTTGAGCCCGGCGCCGCCCGCCGCGAACTCCGCCTCGCTCGCCTTCAACGACGACTTGATCCCAGTGCGCAACCCGCTGTCGAAGTTGGTGAGCCGTGCCCGGATGTCGACGTAGGCTACACCTAGCAGTGACTCGGCCACGACCCACCCCCTCTCATCGCTGCACGGGCTGTGCTGGGCCACCCACGAGGTTCATCGCGTTCTGGTGTCCCGTCTGGTGCTGTGGTGTGGCGCCCCACGTCTCGCGGTTCTTGTTCCTCTGCCGTTCAAGAAACTCGGCGGTGATCGCGCTGTCCGAGATGACGTTCTCGATGTGGTCGCGCGCCTTCCGTCGGGACACCTCCGAGTAAACCATGTCGTCCACGGCAAGGGTCGTGAACACGCTGAGCATCACACCCGCGTCGATGACGTCGAGGTCCACACCGGCCACGACCAACCTCCCCTCGACGTCTTCCCAGGATCCGAGTGCCAGGCCTATGACGGCACGGCACTCAAAGTAGGGCGGTCGCCGTACTGCTCGATCATCCAGTTGGCGATGTTGGACAACTCGGGGAGCTCGATGGCGGGCTCCGCCGTGTCCAGCGTCTTGATGAACCGCTCGCGGTCGTCGGCGACGATGGCGCGCTCGAAGAACTGACGCAGCGCCGCGGCCTGGTACGACGACTCGAGGTTGCCCGACGCGACCAGGTCCAGCATGAGACTGCCCGGGATGCGCGGCCGGGCGTGGAACGTCTCGGTGACGCTGGTGCCGTCCGTCTGCTCGAGCTCGATGTTGAACTCGACCGGCGGCTCGTCAGACCGCTTGATCTTGAAGGACTTACCCATCCTGTGTGCGCTCCCTGTCCTAGATGATGGCGTACTTGAGGTTGTCCGTGAGGAATCGGTTGGGCTTCGTGCCCGGGTGATGCACCGTGCGCGCCACGATCTTCTGTGACCCGATGTAGAACACCAGCACCTTCTTGGTCCGTGGCCGGATGATGTGCGGGCGTGTGCCCTGGTGCACGAAGATCGCGTACGGCACGTCGGTGCCGACCAGCACCGTCGGCGAGCCGCTCGAGCCACCGGGTACGATGCGCTTCCGCAGCGAGTACCGCAGGTTGCCCACGCCCTTGCTGTACTGTGTTGGTCCAGCGTGGATGTGCCCGAGCGGGATCTGCCGTTGCGCGGCGAGCTGCACCCGCTCGGCGCGCTTGATCAGGTCGCGCATGACCATACCCGTCGGGCCGCGCAGGATCTTGGACACCTCGACGGCGTTGAGCACCACGACTGGGTTGGCCGCCGAGTTGTTGAGCGCGAACGCGGTCACAGCAGCGGCATCGTCAGTGTCCCGGTCACCGCGACCACACCTCCCTCAGGTCCGACCGTGGTGACTGGGCCGATCGTCACCGGCATCCCGTAGTTCCCGAGCGCCTTCTGCTCGACGATGTCGATGAGCGACTGCACGAGGTTCTGCGCGTCCTGCAGCATCAGCTGCGCGTTCGCCTGGATGGCCGTCGGGTTTGGGATCACCGCGGCACCGCCGACGCCGTCCTCGAGCATCGGCGTCTCGCGGACGATGACGACCATCATCTCCACACTCATGTAGATGAAGCCCGACGAGTACTCAACCGGATCCTCGGCGCCAGGGCGCCCGGCGAACACACGGAGTACGTTCGTCGTCACCTGCTCCCCGTCGTACGCCACCGTCTGGCCAGGCGCCACGTACTGCACCGTCGGCAACGTCGACCCGTAGGCGGTCATCCGGGTCGTCACCTGCGTGAGCAGCGTCTGGCACAGCTGGAATGGGTCGCGCACGACTACGCCTCGACACCCGTGCCAGCCGTGGCGTCGTCATCGTCAGGCGTCGGCGCGACCTCGGTCGTGTAACCGCTAGGCGTAGCTGGCTCGACCGCCTCAGGGACGCTCACGTCCTCGACCGGAGGCAGCGCGAGCGCGAGGTCGCCGTCCGAGACGGAGGCCACCCTGCGGTCGAACTCGTCACGTGCGCCGTCGCTCATGCGGGCGTACGTGTCGCGGAGCGTCTCGAGCTGTGCATCAGTCGCGCCCACCCGGCGCCAGCGAGCCTCATCGAACCCAGTCACAGGTACCTTCTCCCAACGGAGACGGAACGCGCGTCCTATCCCTGGGCCCTAGTGTACCCGAGATCGGGTGAGTAAACCTTAGGCCTCCGCCGCTGCCCGTCTGGGTTATAGGCACGGATGAAGACGTCCGCCTCATACACACCGGTGAGGCCCTTGTCGAGGTACTGCATCGGGTCGACGACCGCCATCGTCACGCCCTGCCTCGTGATGCTCGTGAGGCGTGTCGGCAGCCGGTTCGGGATGTTGGCGTGTGCTCGCGCGAGCTCGGCCGCGAGAGCCTCCGCGGCGGCGACGCCGCTGGAAGGCGGGTCCATGCCGTACATCGCGTCGACTGAGAACGTGCCCGGCTCGCTGTCCGGCAGGGACAGGTCCTGGCAGATCGGCCAGCCCCACCGCGCCGTCGGCTGGAAGTTCACGTTGGGACGCGTGCGGACGAGCCAGCGGCCCTCGTCGATGCGGTACTCGGTGGACGGGATCACCGTACCGTCGATCTTGACGAGGTTCACCGCCCGCAGCAGTGACACGCCCAGGTCTACCTGCGGTGGCTGACGGCATAAGTCGTGCGCGCCGCCCATGCACGTCCCCCAGGATGCGGCGTAGAAGTTCCCGGTGAGCTGCTCGAAGTACCGAGCCCAGTCCGCGGTGGTCCACGTGATGGGTCGGGCGCTCGGGCGGAACGTGCGCTCGCACACGCCCTGGAACTGCCGGCCAGACAAGCTGAAGAGGATGTCACTCGCCTGGGCGCACGCGAGGTCGACCGCCGCTGCGGTGAGCGTGCCCGCGGTGATCGCGGTCTGGATGTCCGGGAACGAGCCGGTGACCGCGGCGCTCGTGGTCCAGATGGCGCATACGCCGGGGGACGTGGTCGGTGTCGTCACCTCACGCCTCCTATCTCTGGACCACGGGCACCGCGACTACCGTCTGCTACTGGGTGGTGGTCTGGGTGCCGATCTGCGGCGTCGGGTAGGCCGTGTCGTACATCCACTGGACAGCCTTCGTGCTGTCGAAGGGGAAGTCGCCCGCGGGACCCGCGCCCCAGTTGGGGTTCTCGGTCGCGAACCCGCTGAAGGGCGACGCGAGCCGGTTGATGTCGATGGTCCGGTTGCCCTTGACCAGGTACAGCCGAGGCAACACCCAGCGCTGGTACGGCTGGGTCGGGTTGATCACGCCGGCGACGATGTTGTGCGTCCACGCCTCGACCGAGACGCCGTACGGCGACGTGAACTGCCCGAGGGCGCCGTACTGGTAGCCCTTCACGTTCACGGAGCCGGAGCCACCCGACGTGTACGTGGTGCCACCCGTGAGGATGACCTCGAGCTCCGGGTCGTTCGTGACCGTCTCGAGGTTGACCGTGTACCGCTTGATGACGTCCTGCAGGCGGTACGAGACGTACACGATACCGGCGGCGTTCTTGTCCGCGACTTCCTGCCCGGCCTCAAGCTCCGGGTTGAAGTCGATCTTGACCAGGTTGTCGGTCACGTACATCGGCTGGTTCGCGTGCGAGCCGTCCGACTTGAGCGCCGTCACGCGGATGGCCACGCAGTGCAGTGACCCACCGTTCTGGTTCGCCATGGGTGTCTTCCTTTCCTGTGGGTGTGCGTACTGCTGTTTGCTTATCGGCCTACGAGTCGAGCACCGCGTTGCACGCGAGCCAGCACTGCTCGTCCCACGACGCGAGCGCGAACATCTCGGCGCGTGTCGTGATCGTGTTCGTGCTGCGGTTCATGTTCATCACGATCTCGTCGTCGGTGAACCCACTCGTCTCAGCGGTGCGGCCGAGCGGGTCGACCGTGTAGTAGTTGACGTTCTTGCTGTCGAGCCGGACGTCCACCATCCCGGTCGCGAACAGCCAGGTGTTGCCCGCCGCCGGTGCGCTGCCGCCTGGCCCGGTGTTGGGGTACCCGGTGCCGGCGACGACGATCGTGTCGCGCGCCGTGAGGATGAGGTTGCCCACCCGGCGGATCGTGGTCAGGTACGGGAGTGCCTCCGGCCTGCAGTGGATCATGCCGCGTCCACCGAGGCCGCAGTCGGCCAGTCCCTGCTCGAGGATCTCGAACGCGCGGTGCACGGTGGGTGCGCTGCCGGTGGGCGAGAGGTTCGTGACGCCGATCTTGGTGAGCCACGCGTTCGGGTAGCTCTCTGCCGACGCGAGCGCGCCGCCCCAGAACTCGGTCTCGACCGCCTTGTGGCGCCCGACCTTCAGGCGCATGTCGAGGCGGTCCTTGAACTGGTGCCCCTGGTAGCCCATCGCGGAGCACGTGTCGTCCACCCCGATGACGTACGCCTGCCAGTCCACCAGGCCGGGCGTGTAGCCCGGCGAGTTGGTCCCTGAGCCGTCGCACGAGTCGCGCACCCACGGCGCGCTGTTGTCGTGCGGCTGGAAGCTGATGCCGTTGACCCACCGGCCGTCGGTCTCGTCGCCGGCCTGCAGCGGGTCGTTCGCCGCGTGCAGGAGCGAGATGACCGGCTCGAGAAGTCCCGGAGGTGATACCGGTACGTGGAACCCTGCCACTTGCGCTCACCTCCTCTCAACGAGGTCGTGACCCCGGCGCCCTCGCCTGAGCGCGTTAGGCGAGGACGCCGGGAACCCGTCAGTAGACGTTCGGCGAGGTGGCGGTGGTGACCGACCCGGCATAGGCGCCGTTCGGCCGGACGGCCGAGACTACCTGCAGCGCCTCGAACCCGCGGAACGCGACACCCTCGAACGTCTCGATGAACGTCTCGTAGTCGTTGGTGCTGTCGAGGGTGCTGTCGCGGACGACGCCGATGTCCATCCGTCCACCGTCGAGACGCTGGAACGAACCCTCCGCGAACAGCCACCACACCAGGTTGTGCGGCCAGTCAAGGAGCGTGGCGTTGTTGCCCTGCGCGCCGAAGCCCTGGAAAGCGCTGTTCACGCCGGCGCCGGTGACCGCGGCCTGCCCGTCGAGGAACCACGTGATGTTGACGCCGCGGGCCGTGAAGTAGCCCTCGATGTCAGCGTCCGAGACGGCCAGGATGTTGTCCGGGTCCGCGGAGTACGTGCGGGCCAGGTCGGCGCGGAACATGTCCTTCGCCCAGTCCGGCAGGAGGGCCCGGAGATTGGACGTCGCACGGTTGATGCGCGACCGGTAGCAGTACGCCGCGGCGGCCTGGTCCAACGTGGCCAGGATGTCCCGGGCCGCGCCGAGCAGCTGCCCGGACGAGACCACCGTGGACGACGCCGAGATCTTGCTGAGCCGGTAGAGCTCACGGATCCGAGCGGCGTTCGCCTCGGCGAGCTGGGTGTTGGCGTCCACCATCTCGGGGAAGAACCGGGCCATCATGTTGCCGAACTTGATGCGGGTCGGGATCGCGTCCACGAACACCTCGACCTCGTTGCCGCACGAGATCGTCTGGACCGGCTTGGTGGCCGTTCCCGGGTTGGCATCCGTCGCCTCGGTCCAGACCGCCGTGCCGGACGAGCCGACTCCGGCGAACGTGGGCGGCGACATGAACCGGACGCCGCCGCGGTTCGCCTGGAAGTTCGGCAGGGCGGCGGCGATGGGCTCGTCGTCGGCCGACGCGATGAACAGCGAGTAGTCGACCGCGACGGGGTTGCACACGCCACCGGAGGCGACGAGGGCCTGGTGATCGACGACGGCCGAGATCTTGGCGGCGTCCCGGACGGGGTCGCCGGTCAGCCGGCGCTCCTCCGGGTACTCGACCTGCACCGAGGCGACCAGCATGCGCTCACCCGAGCCGCGGCCCAGCGAGTCGATCCGCTGGGTCATGAGCTGCGCGAGCTCGTCCCGGTCCTTGATCGCCTCACCGGCCTGACGCCCGTTCTTGCCGTGCATCTGGGCGAAGATCTGGCTGGAGGCGCGAGGACCGGTCGAGGCGCGGGGGCGTCCCTGCGGCTGTGAGTTGAACGACGCCGCGGACGGGCGGGCCGGTGGCTTGGCCGTCGAGGCCGCGAGCGCCGGGGCACCGTCGCCCTCTTCGCCCTCGCCCTCGTCCTCGCCTTCCTCGCCGTCGCCGCCCTCGTCCACGACGTGCATCCGGCTGCGGAGGTCGTTCGCGGTCGCCTCGGCGGCGGCCGCCGTGTCGGCGCGGGTGGTCTGCTCCGCGACGATCTGGTCGTGCGCCGTGGCGATGTCCTGCATGACCTGGACGATCGCGGGGGTCTTGGGCTCGCCGTCCACACGGTCGAACTCCTCGACCAGCGCGGTCTCGAGCTCGGTGAGCTCGCTGTCTGTGAGCTCGGCGATCCGGTCGATCTTCTGCTGCAGTTCGGGGTCCATCTGTTGCCTCCAAGTCGCGAGAACCCTGCGGGGTGGTGAATGACTGAGTGTCACAGAGAGGCTGCGCGGCTGGAGGTCTATGACCTACGGGCCGGACTACGGTCGACGCTAAGCGGACCGGTGCCGATCTTTCGTGATTCGTACTGTACTATGAACCCTTGTGCATCCGCACACGAAGCGAGTTCGCGAGGACTTCGCCGCGGGCGAGCGCCACCTGGGCAGCCTGCGCGTGCCGTGTCCGCACGCCGTCCCGGATGTTGCGCGCGTCCTTCGTCAGCACGTAGTCCATGAACGCGGCGACGCCTGGGTCCGTGACCGTGGTCGGTGCATCGTCGGCTGGGGTACGCACGACGCCCGCGGCGACCAGTGCCTGCGGCGCGCCTGACGCGACCCGCGCCCTGGGCACCTGGAAGCCGGGGGCGTTCACGGCCAGAGCCGCGATGAGCTCCAGCCCGCGCCCGTGCTGCCGCCAGTCACCCGAGAGCGTCGCGCCCCTGAGCCGCCGCACCTGGACCTCCGTGACGTCGGGCTCGAGCGTCCCAGACAGCCAGATGCCGTGCTTGCCGTCCACGGCGACGACGCTCGCCACGACGGTGCCCGTGTCATCGTAGTGCTCGAGCGCTGGGCGCTCACCAAGGAAGATGTCGGCGTGTCCCGTGCCCATCGTGATATGGCCCACGGGGATGACCTCGCCCTCGGCGGTCTTGATGCCGCCCAGGTGGAACTGCGAGTAGTCAGTGCGGGAACGCGGCGCGAGGACGCACTTACCCGAGAAGCCCGTGTGGCAGGACTGCCACCCGGCGAGGTGGCCGAAGACGCGACCGTCGTCGGTGATCGTCATCGGCGTTAGCTCATCGGGCTCCGGTACCTCGAACCACGCGCGCGGCGGGTACATCGGCGCTTCGGTAGCGGCCACGAGTCCTCCCTCGCACTCGGCGCATGTGCGCTCCCAGGGTTCGTCCAGCACTCGGACGGCCGACGACGCCGTGACCCCGTCAGGCGCCACGCGAGGCGATTCGCTGCCGTCGGCGAGCTTGATGAAGGCGCCCTCGAACGCCGGGAACGGGCAGATGGTCACGCCCATGAGGCGCGCCGCCGTGATCCGCTCCCGCATCCGCAGCTGCTGCTCGTCCTCGCCGTCGTCACCCTCAGTGTCGTCGGCGAGCGTCGTGCCCTCGGCAGCCCAGAACAGCAGGTCGTCCAGCCACGAGTCGTCGTCCTCCACGACGTTCCCGCTCGAGTCGACGAACTCGATGACGGACTCGACATCGCCGAGGTCGACCGAGACGCCGCGGATGAAGCCCTCGCGGATGAGGTCCGCGATCTGCTGCGCGTTGTCCAGCCCAGTGAAGACGCCGCTGCCCATCAGCGCGGTGACGCCCGCGCCATACGGCTGTCCGGTCTTCGGGTTCGTGTCACCCGAGATGTCGACCCGCTCGATGGAGTCGAGGCGGCCCACAAGCTCGGCCTCGTCGTGGCCATAAGTGGTCTTGAGGATACCCATCACCGGCTGAGGAAGCTCGCGCCACGTGAGGATACCCGGGTCAATGAACCGCCCGTCACCGGTGTCCACGCCCTCGATGACCATGATCGGCATGTCGAACGAGACGAAGCCCGTCTCGGCCGCGGGAGGCACGGACGGGTCGTCGCCCGTGGCACCTGCGGCGACCATCGCCTTCTCGTCGCCGATGAGCGACACCAGCTGGTCCGCCAGCTTGAGCGCCTCGTTGAGGTCGTCGTTGTCGCCGACGTACGTGGTTGCCGCCTTGAGCGCAGCCTGGCACGCGGCGGCGAGGTCCTTCGGTTCGTCGTGGCTGTCACCGACCGTGATGTCCTCGTCCGGATCCTTCACACCGCGGATCGCGAGGAACAAGTCCACGCTGTTGTCGGCGGCCTGTATGAGCGCGTCAGCGGTGGCGTCGCCCGTGCTAAGCGCGTCCACGATGGCGTCGAGCTGCTGCGCGACCTGGTCCGTCTCGTTCGCGGCGCCGCTGCCACCGGTGACGTCGGTCGCGAGCGTGGTGATCTTCACCGTGAACGACGCCGCTGGGACGTCCTTGCCGGCGTCCCTCAGGTGGTGTGCGACGTGGTCGTACACGCCCTGCCTGTCCGCATCCGGGATGTCCGCGCCGCCACGCCCGCCGTTGAGGATGCCGATGACGCTCGAGCACGCGTTCGTGTTCGCGTCGCCGACGACACCGTCGGCGGATACCTCGTGGTGCGGGAACTTGTAGGCGGCCTTCGTCGTGTCGTCACCGTCCGGGTCGACCCACGCGTAGCACGCGTGGAGCGCGTCCTTGGACGGCGAGTCGCCGAGCGCCTTCTCGGCTGCGGCGCCGTCCCACGGCGCGTCCGTCGTGCCGGTCTTCTGGTAGCCGATGGCGGACGCCGACTCGGTGCCGTCGTCGGCGGGCTGGGCCGCAGGGTTGGGTGCCTGTCCAGGGTCACCCGACACGTCCTGGCCGGCGCCGGTGGTCATCACCGAGCAGGCGCAGCCCTCCACGCCGCAGCCACCGGCGTTCTCCTGGCCGGGAAGGTTCGCGTGGTCGGCAGCCATGTGGCCGCAACCCACGCACTCGACGTCGGGTTCCATCAGCGACTCTCCTCGCCTCGGTATCGCAACAAACGGTAGCTCACTAGGCGGCGCTCGACCGCTCGGTCGCCGCCACTGGGATGATCACGGGCATGAAGTCACACGAGCACCCGTTGTGGTCCCCCGGGTAGTAGTACCCGCCCGGTGGGAAGTCCTTGCCGCCCGTGGCGTTGCCCGGGTCATCGAAGTTCGTGTACACACGCCCGTCGAGGTCGAGGTGTGGGATGAACGGGTTCTGGCTCCCACCGTGCACCCACTCGAACCCGTCACGCCCGTACCCGTTCGTCGAGAGGAACCCGGTGATCGTGTCGCCGGTCCCGACCTGGCCCATCATCTCGTTCGGGTCGGCGGGCGTCCCAGCGTCGGTGATCCCCGCCGACTGGCCGCCGTTGCCGTACCCTCCCGCGATCGCGAGCGCGGCGCGCACGTCGCCGACGGGCACGAGGTTCGCCGTCGCGATCTGGAACCCCTCGTCGTCACCGTACGGGAGCGGCGCGTCGGCGAGGAGCTTCTGTGCCGAGCGCTCCATCGCTGACTGGAGCCAGGTCCAACCCTCCGAGCGGTCCTCGTCGAACGTGCCACCCAGCTGCGCGAGCGCCGCGCTCATGTCCACGCCCGCCAGCTTCGCGACCTCGCGGAGCGCCTGGGTCTGACCGTCCCTGACCCACTCGTCCCACTGGACCTGCAGCTCGGCGAACGTGGTGTCGAGAATGTCCTGCTGCGTGAGCCCCAGCGACGCGACCAGACGCGTGCCCAGTGTGGCCGGCACGAGCGCGGGGTGTACGCCTTGGATCGCCGCCCGGACGGGCGCGGCGGACGCCGTCCGCGACTTGCTGATCACCTTCGCGCCGGCGCGCTCGAGGGCGCGCCGCACGGCGGTGTTCGCGGCGGTGTGCAGCCTCTCACGGAGCCGCCGGTCGATGTCCAGCAGCTGCCTCGAGGCGCGCTGGGTCGCGGGCGTCGGCGCGGGTGCCGCAGCCTCG